GCGGTGAATTTAGCTTGCCTTAGTTGCATACCAAAAACAACTAAGAACTGGTCTCCGAGCTATTTTTAAAGTCGTAATGTTTCTTGACTAACTGTGTATATGGTTCTCCTTGCACTGCTTCTTTAACTAAATGATCTATAAACATATCTGGCTCCATAAGCACGGCTCTACCCATACGGTCAGGTAACAACCCATTACGGAGAGTTACATTATCACAGCCATTACACACACCAAAATCACGCTGTCCGTGATACAGTTTTGTACGAGCGGCGTAGAAAGCATTGTTTTGCCAAAGATCTGTGATGTTTTCTTTTAAGATATTCCCACACTTATATACTCCTGCCCAATCATTACAGCACAAAGCAACATTACCGTCCCACCGTAAACTAAGTTCCCTGAAAGGTTTGGCACATCGTTTGCCCTGCTGTGTGTGATTTAATGGAAAAGCAGACCCTGCATGATTACTAACAAGCGAATGCGTACCATCAGTAGCCAAAGTCAAATCCATTCCAACGACAATATCTTTTTCTTTTGCTTTCCTACGTCTATGAGGGTTACCCCTTTTGTCTTGTGGATATTGGTAGACGGGATACGGACCTTCGTAACGTTCCTGAATCTTATCTACTATTTTAATACGGTCATAGTTGTCTAGAAACAATACGTTCACACCTGCTTCCATAAGTTTATTAACTTTTGCTGTAATATCCCCAAGTAGACCGCCACCATTACTTGTCATCATGATAGATGTTTTTGGTAATGTTTTACGGAAAATAGATATGATGCCACAATAATCAGGGTGCATAGTTGGTTCACCATGCATGGCGAACTCTAAACGTGGGTTCCAATATTCGTTTACCATAGCCTGCTTTATTTGATCAGCTATGGTTTGTGCAAGTTCTGCTGTAAGTATTTTATAAGGAGATGATGCTCTACCGTGAATGTTTTTTGGACCGTCAGCTTTGTTATCACGTATAGCTTGTATACCACAAAACGAACAGGCGAGGTTGCACCCTTCAACTAATTCAATTTGTATGGCGTTTGGTGCATCCTGCTTCATAAGCTTTCCTCCATTGTACTCTTACATCATAGCGTTTTTTCATACCTTCCCAACCTGTTTTGGTTTCTTTTTCTACAACCTTAACAAAATCAGGATAATGAAAAGCTAATTCTTTAGAGGCGTGTTCTTGTAATTCAGGAGTGCGATAGGTACTGCACCCTCCTTTAGCTCCTGAACCACCACGTTGATCCCATGTCCAGTCTACTATTACAGCATTGGGTTTACCTCTTTCAAATAAACCCAATGTCATAAAATAATCCTCCATAAGTTCCACATCAGTATACTTCAACCCTGTGTTGTAAATGTCAAAAGGTCGTAAACCATGCACAGCGTTCATACGCATACCATGCTTGACTTTATATGGGAAATGTTTATCGTTCATTTGGCGTGGGCTAACACCGACATGCACGTACTCATTAAGTAATTCGTCCATTCTATTGAACAGCTCCGCTGTTTCTTGGCTTGTTACTTTTCTTAGGTTGGGTGCATCATCAGATGCCCGAGTATTAAAAATAAGATCATCGTCCAAAATAAGAATTTTATCATAGTGTGCCTCCATAGCAAATTCTATTATAAACTGCCGAACACGATTTATGCCTGTTATCTCTCCACGGTCTATGACCTTACGCCCCATCAGTTCGTGTTGTTGTACTTCATGCTTGGGGCAGACAACAAAAGCATTCTCTTTTCCAATACTGTCTAGTGTGACTTGTTTATATACTCTGCCTTTTGTGGGAATAAATATGGGTATCATTTTAAAATCCTAACTCTAAACGCTCAGGGTGTAACATACGTTCTGCCCCCTGCTTTTCAACTGTTGGTTTATAAAGACTGCGTGGTTTACCCTGCCCCCATAAAACTCTTTCATATTTATCCCACTCGCACAAACTATGTTCAATACAACGCATATCTACCATAGATTGTAGCTCGTCACTCGCAAGCACCCACCCATACGGAACTAACAAACCCTGTTGGGGGTCACGCATTTTTTGCAACAACTCAAACATTTGTTTGTTAGCTTCAGGCTGAGACATAGATTTATTTAAAATTGAGGCAGGAACACGGCTATTTTTAAGCCTGTTCAAACCACGTATTGCTCCAGGACCTGCGTTTGCCCAAGTGTATCTGTCGTTAGCAAATCGTAGTACAGGTGTATAGTTAAGATCTGTGACCACCTCATACGCCATAAATCCTCCACCACCAAACCCTTGATACTTTTTAAGTTCCTTATGTACTTCATACAAACTTTGACTTTCATGTGCAACTTTTCCTAAGTATAACCTAGCTGAATAAATAGGTCGTAGGAAGTGGTCTACCACCACCTCACCCTTTGGAAGTTTTAAGCCTTGATTGGTGATTACGTATGCTCCTGTGAAACACCTTTGTTTATCACGTAAGCGTTGTTCTATCAAGTCTTTTGTATACTGTGGTGACCAGTCTTTGCCTACCCACCCATGAGCATCAAAAAACTCTGATGTGCCAATCATGCGGAACAAACACGTATTGAATATAATATCGCCAAAGGGACTATTGTCGTGTGCTTTTGTCCACTTTCTAAACGCTACCGTTGTACGGTCATGCTCCCTAAAAGGGTTAGTAAACTTGTATGTTTCAAGGATAGGGTCATCAGTAAGTTTTTCAAACCCACGTTGTTTCTTTTTATAAACACTGTGACGCTCAGCAATCCAGTAAGCAAATCTTTTAATTGGCTCTTGTGGAATACGTTCACGCCAGTTTCTAATACGGTCATTTAATATCATAATACCACCTTTCTATATGGTGGGGTGGATAAGCACTTGCACTACAAGCAGAGCTAACGCACATTGACTTACACCCCAAAAACACTATAGCCCCTTGCCTTTTCACAGGCAAGGGGCAAAAGCTCAAGATGCCTCGGCATACTCCATAACTTTGTCAAGTGCCTTACGCTTGGTATTTGCACCCGAACCAAACCACGCAGAGGTTAGCCGTAAGTCATTAGTCTTAGACTTTTTCTGGTGATCCATAACATAAGTAACACCGTTAAGGACACCCCACCACGAACCTTTGGCTGAAGCTAAGTCAGCTCCTGGTGATTCTTCAATAGCCTCACGCACAGCCATACTGGTTTTAGTAAACTCCTCGTGTAACGGAGGTAACACCTGTTCCATAACTTTGCCACGCTCCTTGAGCACATTAGGCTGGAACATCTCTGCTATGAAGTTGTCTACTTGGTCTTGCTTGGCACGCTTTTTTGCCAAGAACTCTGACTTTTGCTGGAACAACTCCATTTGTGTACCACTGATACCAAGTGCTTCCTCAGCGGCAGTCATAATGTCATCATCAAACATTTGTAAGTGTAACATACGGAACTTACCAGTCATGCCGTCTTGGTTGAGGGCAAGGGTAATTGTATTGTTACAGACAACACGGATAGGCGTAAACATAATAGTCATAGCCGTGCCTACCTTGTGACTGTTAGCCATAAGCAAGTAACCCTCAATTTCGTCGCCACCTGCTAACTTGAAGCCCTTTTTAATTTTAGCCAGACCCCATACACGCTCACCGTCACTAAGACTGCCTGCCGTATCCATAGCCATTTGACCTGCGTCAGTAAACTTTTTAAAGAACGACATAGTCTCATGGTTTTGGAATGGCGTAAAAGCCTCACCACAATGCGATAACACTTTGTTATCTGTATCACGTACAACCATATATTGACCGTCGGCTGTAAGTAATTTAGCTTCACCACGTGGATCGTTGAGATCCCATACGTCTGGCTTACTAGCATAATAGACAGGACGTTTGCTAACTGTCCAATCGAGTCCTGCGGCTTTTAACATTTCCTCAGGAGTGAGGTTGCCCTCAACTTTATTACCTAGCCCATGCCAAGGGACTTCCCCTGCATAAGCCATAGTTTCTACCATATGTGCCATATTAACCTCTCTTTCTATAGTTAAGCACTTTCAAGATCCTCTACCGTAAGGGTAGGTATCTTTTTGTAATCTGCTACGCTAACCGTTAGCATAACAGGACTAAGGTCGTGGGTAATATTACCCTCTGGATCCACATATACTGCACCTGCTACGACCTGTATCCTTACTAAGTTACCCTGCACCAATCCAGACGTTACAGGGTACTGTGTAACTGTGCCGTCATTGTTGTGTTCAGGTAACTGTTCAACAAACTTACGTTGTAGAGTATGTGGGTACTCGTTACTGATTGCCTCATTATTAAGCTTTTTTAACAAGCTCTTTGTTAAACACTGCATTTGCTCTGACATAACTTACCTTTCTATGTAGTTGTTTAATTAATATACTATATATACAGGGGCTACGTTTGGATTAGTACCCTTTTTTACTCTCACGATGCGTTTTGATGTTCTATGCTAGCTGATAGCCCCGACTAAACATTGGATGTATCAGGTGCAGGTTACGGAGTGCTCGTGTCAAACCCACATAAAACACACGAGCTTCATCATAATGTTCGTTTTCAAACTTACGCCACATTGAATATGAGCGACGCATAGTATCTGTAAGCATCATAACATTGGTAGCCTGAGCTCCCTTTGCTGAGTGAATCGTTGAGATTCTGATCCGTGGGTCATCAGTAAGTGATTCGCCTTTACGCAAACACGCTTTGATATATATTCTATCTCTATCAGCAATTTTACCAAGACCTTCGTCCCAAGGCAGGCTATGTAATAACCCATGGAAGTCTTGTAAATCTTGTAGGGTGTATGTTTGGTCAGGCTGACCTTTGGAAAATGTTTTGTGTCCATATTCAACCTGCGTGCCAAGAAGCATTTGTCCGTAGACTATCTTTACTTGTTCATATGTAAGGCGAGCTCCATTGCGTAAGTTTTCCCATAATCGCACAGCTTCTAATACTTTATGGTCAATTGACTTACTGCCGTTATAGATATACAAGTGACCCCTACGCCTCACCTCTTCTTCTATTTGTTGAGCTCCACGAGTGGTTCTGCTGAGTAATAGCCAATCTCCATCTGATAAATCCACTTCAGCTGAGTGTCTATGCCAAAATACGCAACCTTGTTCTTCACGAGGTACAAACTCCTTTGGTCTTCTGCCCACCACCTTACGAATTACATTCTGGCTTAAAATATGATGGCTGGAAGGTATCCTATAACTTTTATTCAGCACCGTAACCTCACCTTTTAAACCTATAAAATGGTCTACATCAGCCCCTGCATAACGGAAGATAGCTTGGTCATCATCACCTGCTATGTATGTTTCTTTTGCATTCTGTTGTAACAGTTCTACCATACGCCATTGGAGCGGTGATAAATCCTGTGCTTCATCTATAAACACCACCTCTAGTCTAGGTGCGAGTTGCCTATCACAAAACTGTTCAAGCATATCGGTATAATCAAATAGTTCGTGGTGGTCTTTCCATGCTCGTAACCCCCTGCTTACATAATCCACTCTTGCCCAATCTGTTTTAAGTGGCACAGTGGAAGCATTATAAACAGAACGCAGTTCTTGTTTTTGTATTCGTGCGATATTTATTATTTCCAAAAACTTATCACCATAACCAAAGTCTTTATACGGACCTTGTTCCATTACCTGTTGACTACCAAAGAACTTACCTATCTTTAACCATTCACCTATTTCGGCATACTTTTCAGCTGACATTATCTGTGAGGTAGTAATACCAATCTGCATAAAGGCTAGGCTATGAAGTGTTCTAAAAAAGGGTAAATCACGCTTAGTCAACTTAAACTTTTTGTATGCTCTATCAACAGCTTCATGGGCGGCTCTTCGTGTAAAAGCAAAATACCCGATTCTATCTGGTGACACACCCTTTTCCAAGTATTGCTCAATCAAGTTAAGCAGGGTAGTGGTTTTGCCAGTTCCAGGAGGACCGAGTATTATCTTCATTATATTATATCACTATCCTTAGGTAACTCAGGTAAGTCCAGTGTTTCTTCGCTTATGAAAAAGTCTTGTGGTAATGACCATACATGTATCCCTTTGCCCTTCACTCTCCAAAACATTTTTTCTGCCTCTATATTCTGTAACCTTAGAGTAATTTTATTAGACGAATAGTGGTTAAAGTCATTTACAGATAAGTGTTTCTTTACATCTTTTATCTGAAAATAAACTCTACCATCTACCCATACTGCGACACCCTGCAGAATATCCTCCCTGTCTGCTCCTTTTGCACGTTCGCTACAAAAAGAGTGGAGTAAATCTACAAACTCACCTTTTATAGTAGCATCAGGTGGCACTTCTACAATCGTTAAATTATCTAACAATAGCTGAATTTTAGTTTGCCATGCTCTTTGGTTAATGGTTACAGGGAGTTTATTGATTTGTGACACACAATCTTTTTGAAATCGTGTTTGGCTAATCAACCCATCGGTGCTTACTTCAATGCGTTGCCCATCAACATCAAGTATCCATATAGGTGGGTCACCATCTATTTTAGTAAGACTAGACATTTGGTTTTGCACTCCTGCAGGACCAACACCATGCTTACGAGTAAGACACACATCTTTATTACAAAAAGGTTTGATAGGTTGGTCATCACACTTATAATGGTATTCTTTACGTTGTAGCTGTTTAATCACAGCACCTACCTCGTTATGCCCTAATGGTGGCTGTAGATAATCCACATTGTACCTTTGCACTAGACCTTCCCAGTTATCAGGGTCAAACAATCGAGCATACACACCCAGATTAAACAAAGCATTATTACGTGACCCTTCACTAAACCCTTGTTGGCACAGTTCGTTTAAACAAGGGGGACCGTCCTTGAGTGTAAGCTCTGGTTCTGATACACGATATTGCTCAAAGTCATTTGGTTTTATCCTCCACTTTTCTGCCTTAGTTACAAACTCTTCAGGTGACATAAGCTCACCCTTAAAATCATAAACAGAGCGAGTGCTTAACTCGCCCTTAAAATACGGCATATTCATAGCACTACCTGTATCACCCCTGTCCACTAATATAGTAGCCTGCTTTGGAAATATTTCACCATCAGCATGACCTAGTGAAGAAGCTAACTCAGCAAGTTTACTTTTTACAGTTGAGGCTTGTATACGCCCCTTAAAGAAAAAATAAACATGAGCTCCACCCGATTTACTGCGTGCCACCCACCCTAATACCTTTGCTTCTTTTAGCTTTTTTACTAAGGCTTGGTGGTCAACACTGTAATTATCAATATCAATGGCTCCCCAAGAGGCTGTGTTATCATCGCATATAGGAATAATACGTATACCCTTTTCACCATCTAGGTGCTTTTGCCACAAGTCAGCATTGGGTGGTGTTTTGATTACGGTATACACACCGTTTTTCTTGACACCACCGTTTGCATCATCAGGCAAAAACATACCGTGAGCTCGCTCGTTACCTGCGAACAGTTTAAAAAACTTTTCCGCAAGCATTAGAAGGGTGTTTCATCCTCTACATCATCAGCCTCTATTTGAGGTGCTTGTGATGGGTTGGGTGCTTCTTGCTCCAATGCTTGGTGCTGTATCTGTGCTTTACCTTCTAACACAGCACTTTGGAAGGTAAGGGCTTCTTGAAACATATTGTTATCGGTTAGTTTGTCTAACTCATCAACTGCACCAACCTTTTCAATATCCCAACCAAACCAACTACCTTTGTCATTACGCTCTTCTATGGTAGTTAATTTAAACTTTGTAGACATCATAGGTAGCCTTTTTGGTTTACCATCACCACCCTTAAAGGTTTGCTGACTTAACAAAGAGTTCCACCTTTTAGCTTTACGCAACTGCGTGCTTGTCATAGGTATAAGTGCTTTTGATGCTTGATCACCTTGCACTAACAACACAAAAAACTGTGACGTTTTGGTGAGTAAATTACCATTTGGTAACACATCTTCATTACGTTCGTTTGAAGTTGTAGTTTTAACAACAGGGTCTTCAGGTAAGTATGAACCCATATACCCACCACCTTGATCACGAGGTGTCCACTCAACATACCGTGTATTATAGTGACAAGGTATTACTTCTATACCTTTTACACCATCGTATACTTCATGTGTGACACTATTATAAATCATGCCTGCTTCAGCCCCTTCAACATACGCACCATCACGTTTGTTGGTTTGTGGACTTGTGTTTGCAAGTATCCGCAAAAACGGTATTGCCATATCATCAGTAGAAGTTTCTTCAAACCCCAAGCCTGATAGTTTTTCTAGTTCGCTTAATTTTGCCATATTTTACCCTCCTATATTTTTTTAGTAACTTTGGCTCTACGTCCCTCGTAGATGTTTAACAAATCAAAAGGTAGCTTAACTTCACCCTTTTGTATTTGCTCCTTAACAAAAGCCTTGAGTGATTGATATTCCACCCATGTTTTTGTAGAAGACTTATCAGCTAGACCTCTTGTTTTTAGGTCTGCCACTAATGCTGTTGCTTTGTTGTGTTCTTTACGGTCAAATACTATTTCCACCTTATTTTTTATTAGGTGATCAAAGTTATTATCTACCAACCAAGCAAATGCTTTTTCACGTTGCTCAAGATCGGTAGCTGATATACGTGCATCATAAAAATCAGTAATGGTAACAGAATACCCATCTTCAGTAGTAATTTCTTTTATTTGGTGTTCATCAGCTGATGTGGGTAACAACTCCTCAGATACTTCCCTGAGCCGTGCCTTTTTAACCTTTATTGCACCTTCAAGTTCACGTATATCTTGTTCTAACTGCACTTGTTCCTTACACAGTTTGCTTATGGTGCTAACACCTTCCTCACTTACTGCCATAAGTTTATTTGCTATTTTTTCTAGTTCCATTAATCTTCCTTTCCAAAATTTATATGTAATGGATAATACTTAGCTTCTAGCCTATCCCACTTCAATACCCTCACTTTGCCACGATTTACTATTGAGGCATACGCTAGTGCAATACCAATAATAACTGGGTCACCAGACAATAATAAATAATCATCGTCATCATACTTTTGCAAACCTTTAGCTATACGACGAACAGTGGGTTGTGTGCTATAAGCTATTTGTTCTTTTGCTGGAACTAATACTTGTAAGTCACCAAACTGTATAGCATCAGTAAGGTCACGACCACGTACTTCCTGTGTTATGTATACCGTCAACGCTTTCTCCCGTTACTACTTTCTACAGCTAGCCTACACTTTTATATATAGGGGTAAAAGTAAAATGTAATCATTGTGAGAAAAAAGATATTACAATATACAATATCTGACTATCTCAATATCTTCCCAAGTTTTCGCCCCCACGCGAGCGACAGTTATAGAATAAAAAACTATGTGCTGATTTATTTTGGTGTGCTATTTATAAAAGTAGAAAGTTATGCGTTATAAATTTAAATTACAGCCCTACGAGCATCAGCTTGATGCTTTGCGTGCCTCTTGGAACAAGCAAGAATATGCTTGGTTCATGGATATGGGTACAGGCAAATCAAAAGTATTGATAGATAATTTCTGTGTTCTGTATGACAGAGGCAAAATATCTGGTGTTTTAATTATCGCACCAAAAGGTGTGTATAGAAACTGGGAACAAGGCGAGTTGCCCACACATATACCTGAACATGTTGATCATGAAACAGTATTGTGGCGACCCAACCAAACTCAAGCACAAATACAAAAGCAAGATGCTTTGTTTGTACCTACCGAAACACTTAAAATATTTATTATGAACGTAGAAGCGTTTAGCACACGTAAAGGTTTAGATATAGCTACACGTTTTGTAAATGCCCATACCTGTATGATGGCTATAGACGAAAGCACCACTATTAAATCTAAAGATGCTAAACGTACAAAGAATATTGTAAAGCTCGGTAAGCAGGCACGTTACAAAAGAATATTAACTGGTTCACCTGTAACTAAATCACCTATGGATTTGTATACACAATGTGAGTTTCTTGATCCTTGGTTATTGGGTCATGGTAGTTACTACACGTACCAAAATGAATATGCAATCATACAACGCAGAAATATGGGAGCACATTCGTTTAACCACATTGTTGGGTATAGAAACTTAGATAAATTAAACACACAGCTAGAAAAGTTTAGTTTCCGTGTACGTAAAGAAGATTGTTTAGATTTGCCTGACAAAGTATATATAAAACGTTCTGTAGAGTTGTATCCAGAACAACGCAAAATGTATGAAGAACTAAAGCAGTATGCTCTTGCTGTGCTAGAAGATGATAGTGTTACGGCAACAACTGTTTTGACACAACTCTTACGATTACAGCAAGTTTGTTCTGGACACGTAAAAACAGATGAAGGTGAACTGCACACATTCAAATCAGCTAAATTACCAGAGTTGCTTGATGTATTAGCTGAAACCAACAGTAAGGTAATTATCTGGGCTAACTTTACACACGATATAGTAACTATACGGTCAGCATTACAAGAAGTGTATGGTGAAGGTTCGGTGGTAACGTATTATGGTGAAACACCAAGCGAACAACGGCAAGAGGTAGTGCGTCAGTTTCAAGACCCTAAATCATCTGTAAAATATTTTGTGGGACAGCCACGCACAGGGGGGTATGGTCTTACTCTTACAGAAGCAAAAACCGTTATTTATTACAGTAATAACTTTGATTTAGCCATACGCCTGCAAAGTGAAGACAGAGCACATCGTATAGGACAAACCAGTAAAGTAACGTATGTAGACATTGTTGCTGAAAACACAGTAGATGATAGAATACTAAAAGCACTACGTAGTAAGATAGATATTGCTAGTCAAATACTGGCTGAAGATTATAAGAGCTGGATCATTTAAACTTTTTGTTTAAGGAATCTACCACACTATCAATGTTTGGTTCTGTTCCTCCTGGTTCATATTTACAGCGATATTCCATAGGACAATGCCCCTCAACCACGAGAGAGTAGGTATCATTAGCTCCTTTGTACAAACATACCTCTTGCCCATTTTTTGCTTTCTTACGTTTATATCTTCGGCAGGTAATATATTTAGGGTCTTCACGCATACCTTTACGTATTTCTTGTTCCCATGTCCAATCACTAAATTTTTTGAAAAAGCAAGTAAAACATTGTTTTATATTGTCTGATTGTGCAATGAGTATAACACGATCCTCTTTATCTTTATGCACACATACCCATTCGTATGTTTCTTGACCGCCCTCTTTACGTAAGGGTTCAGTTTGATAACATTCGGGTTCTTGTTCTTTACCAGTTGCCTCTGTCGAATTGGACAAGACCGTAAACGAAAGCCAAGAGAACACCACCACCAATGATAAGAACACCGATAAGAGCGATGACACCGATAATTTTTTCTTGAAGTTTTTGCCTGTCATATATTTCTTTTTGTCTTTGTTTTCTTATTTGCCCTTCCATACGTAATAACTCATCCCATGATGCAGTACCATATTTAAATTTTATGAACTGTTGTAATTCATAGCGTTGTTCTTCCAATTTTTTCTTAGCCGTAAACGCTTGGATAGCATCTTGTTCTATATTGCTCGTACCTTTCATAAACTTACGCACAAACGACGGATTTTTAGCCGACTTCGCGGCATTATCAATATCACTAGCCGCTCCCATCCAACGAGATATATCGTTAGCCATCGACTCTAAATCACGTCCTGTGGCAAAAGCCTGTTTGAGAGTGTTGAAAGCCGCCGTCGCCGTACTGACAGCGGCTGATATTGTTAGTGGATCCATCTCATAGAGCTTTCATTCTTTCTATAAGTCTGTTGGCTCTATTTGGTACTTGCCTTGCCCAGAGGCTATCTTTCATTTGGACAGCGGCTTCATTCCAATCTCTGTTTGTAATAGCAGATCGCATTTTACGAAACTTTTTTAATCGGCTGTAGCCCATGTTAAACATCATATTGGCAAGTATTCTCTGACAATCCTCAGGTAAATCATCAAGATCTTTAAACAACCTTTTGCAGTCATCAATCACATCTTCAATATCTTCCCTAAATATAGCAGACACTCGTTCTGCACTGATTGCTGTGCCGACTGGCTTGCCATGTTCTTCATCATCAGGTGTAATTAAGTGACCAATACCAAAGGTAGGATACCCCAAGTGGTCTTTATATATTTTGTTTACACAGCCTTCATCGGCTTCTACTTCTTTTCTTAATAATTCCATATCCATTATCCAATACTCCCTATGCCTTGTGTTAATCGTCGGTTCGCTATGGCTTCCCCAATCGGATCGTTGGCAAACAAAGATGCAAAATTTGTAATTCCTTTTCCCGTTTGCTGTGCAGGAGGGGGTACTGTTGTTCTGTCAAAAGGCAATGTTGCCTGTGAAACTTGGTTAATCGGCGGTTGTTGCGTTGTAACTACCTCAGTGTCATCTGCCTGTGGTTGCTCTACTTGTGTTTGTGAAATATCTTCCTGTAAGTCAAAAGTTGCATCATTGTTTGGCTTCATATTATCCAAACCTTTTATTACTTCTTGTATAATGGTTGTTGCCACCTGTATTTTCCTAGCACCTTTTGTATTCGCATACTGCTTGAGTTGTTGCACGGAAGGCGTGCTAGACAATATTCGAGACATGAGGTTGTTAGTAAATAAGGTTTGATAAGCACCTAATGCACCAGTATAATCAAGAATATTAATTAAACCAGATCGCACTGAACCTGCCTGCATCAACCCACCAACATCCCCTTTTATGCCCATAAAGTCAGAGTAAAATTTAATATTTGTAACGTCTTTTATATATTTTTCATTTGCTATTAATTTTCCATCAGGTTTGATTGTTCCAAATAATGCTCGTAACCCTACATAATCACCCGATGGAGTATCACTTAAGGCTAGTTTGAGTTGATCAAGCTCCGCTGATAATTTTTTTGGATCAATAAGATCACCACCTATTGCTTCCTCATCAATGCCTTTTGACTTTGCCAATATCGTTTTAAATAAAGCCGCTCGTAATTCTTTACCTGCTTTGCCATCAACACCGCCACCTGTCTGTATAAAATCTTGTATAGCTAAATCGTTGGTATTAGTTTTAAATTGATCTTGTACAACCTGTAACGCTCTAGCTCCTTGCGAGGTTTTTGCATTTAAAGCGAGTTTAAAAGGGCTACTATTTAATTGTTCAGCAGATAAAATAAAATTATCCAGCTGTTGTCTAAATTGTGGGTTAGGGAAAAAAGTTTCCAGTAAACCTCTTTCTTTTAAATTAGTTATTTTTTCTATTGACCCCACAGGATCGCTTACAATGTCGTTGATAGCGAGCTCCCTAAATGTTGACGTCATATCCGTTTTTAATTTATTAGCTCTTTTGCCTGTACCGTGTTTTGCTATCACATTCATAAATAATTCATATTGTTCTTTGTTGAAATTACCATTAAGAACACCACGAGCAAAAGTTTGCGGAGTATACGTTTTAGATTTAAATAATTTACTCAATCCCGCTATGTCAGAAACTGCTTTGCGTTGTGAATATAATTCACCTGCTTGTTGATAAAATTTCAGGAAGTTTTTACCACCTGTCACTTGTCCATTCTTGACACCATTTATAATAAAATCATCAAAAGCCTCTAACATTTTTACAGCTTTATTTCTATTGATTACGCTTAATGTATCGTCATAAGCTAATTCTGCTACTTGATCACGTAAGGCTTTTATTTGACCAAAAGAACTCTGTGTTTCTTTAGCCCCCACAGAAACAGCTTTAACTTGAGGACTTAAATCATTAATTTTGTCAAGAACTTGTAGCAATCTATTGTCTATATCAGCAATTTTCATAAAACTGCCATCAGCTTTTTTAGACATGGCAGGTGTTTTCAATCCTGCAGAAATACTTTGTAAAGAGCTAATATCAAAAGTTATTTTTTGAGCATCAGAAGCATCGAAAGCCTTGCCATACACATCATCTATATATTTTGTTAACGCTTTATTTGCTAATTCAGATCGCTTGACTAAATCATCTGCTGATTTTGCTAAACTTGCTGTGCCTCCTATAAAGTCCGTACCCTCTTTAAGAAACAAATCTGAGTAGCCCTTAAACAAGTCATCCTTCATACCCCTGTACGATAAATCTAAGAAGTTAGAAATTTCATTAGAGCTGAAAGAACTAAAGTCTCCTCCGTCTCCAGCTTTTTTTACCATAAGATCATATAATTTAGTTTTTTGTTTGCTCAAGTTTTGGGGTAATCTTCTACTGGTAGCAGAAATTTGTGTCCCCATACCACGAACCAAAATACTATCACTAATTTGTGCGATATTTAACAATGGTAAATCAATGCCATACTCCTTGCGAAGCTCTTCTACTCCCTCAGCGGCTTTCCATGCGTTACCCTGTGGTCTAGTAAAGCCTAGTGTCAACCACCAACTTTCTCCGCGATCACCCATGCCTGTAATTTTTGAAGCTGTGCGTTTCATGGTGTTGATAAGACCTGGAGCAAATTTAGTTATGGCTCCTTCTACTAAACCCCAAGTTGCTCTTTCACCATCAAATAACTTACCTTTAAATTCCTCTTGATCAAGCCCCGATCCCGCAATCAAATCATCTATGTAATCACCGATATAATATCCTGCCGCTGTTCCAATTAGAGGCGTTAAAAAAATAGTTCCTAAAATAGACCCTGCTGTTCCAGCCGTTGCAAAAGAACCTGTAGCTTTGCCTAAATCACCTAAACTTAAAACTTCATTGCTAACTCTATATTTTTTGCCTCCTGGACTGGTTTCGTATAGTTCTATAATATCATTACCACTTTTGACGTTAAATAAATTGCCTTCGGGAAAAATTTTCTTAAAGTAGGCTTGTCTCATAGGACCTTTGGTGCGACGCATAAGCCCATCAACCTGACCAAAGGTTAGTGGACCTTCAACATTTGTTCCTGCATAGTTTGGGAATCTTTCCTTCAGCAAGTCTTCGATGCGTTGGTTCTCTGTTTCTACTTGTTGTTTGCGAGCTTTGAATAACTCTGGGTCTAACGTTCCAGCTAATGTGGGCTCTACAGATTTCTCAAAGGTATTTACAAACGGTGTGCCTTCTATTAAGTTTTGTGTATCAAGCTGTTTCCGCTCCATTTGATCTTTCAAAACTGCTTTTGAAATTTCTTTGTTTTGTGGTTTTATAAATTCTTGTAATTGTGCTTCTTCTAATCGTGTTCCTCCAGGAGAAACTTTTACACCAAAATCTTCTATCTCCTTAAATTCTTTTTCATCGATTAGTGGAGTACCAAAATCTTCTAATATAATCAATCCATCTTCGCTCATTGGTTTGTACCCAATCGTAATATGGTAGCACCTTTAAGTATTGGGAAAATTTTCTCTTTTATAGTTTTTTCAACTGCAAGACGTTGAGCTTCGTTTTGTGAAGGAGCGTAACTCATAGTAGCTCCTTGTTCTTGCATAAAAATACCTAATGAACCATCACGATACTTGTCTATTAACTCATCAGCTGTTTCAATGTTTTGTACAAAAGGTATCATTTTACCTAAATTATCGGTAATTTTAGCTTTTTGGTTGTCACTTGTTTGAATGTAAACTTTATTGGGCTCAAGCTGTACCCTGTTATTTTCCTCTATTTCAGCCATTTCTGCACGTAATTCATTAATCTGTTCTTGATTAATTTCCTCACGCCGTTGTGCCATAAAAGTATCGATTTTAGCGTCTATTTCTACAGGAGAGACACCGTCTTTTTGTAAATCTATTATAAGCTTGTTGGCATCGTTCAACACCGTTCTAGAGCGTGTGGACGCATTAGTGAATATTTTAGTGATTAACTGAATAGCTTTTGGAGTTTTAAGCAAACTCGGACCAACAGAAGTAATGATGGCTACCTCTTCCTTGTTAAGGTTTCCTGGAAAACTTTCAGCCAAATTGATCGCTATACGTTTACCAACAGAATCGAGCGTTTGACCTGTTGGAATATCGCCACCAAGCAAATCAGTAAGTTTCTTTTGGTCTACATTTTCATATCCTAATGCTTTGAGTGTATCTGTAACGATTGTATTGACACCAGAAGTCTCTAATAAATTACCAAGAGCGACTCTAAAGTTTCCTGCAAAACCAGTTGAAAATTGTGTTGATAATACTGTGGCTCGCTGTGCATCACCTGCCACCTCTGCCATAAGGTTTGCATTAGCCCTTTGACCTTCCAACATTTTGTAAAGATTTTTGGAGGCAGAGTCATTCATTTCTTTGTTTGGATTGTAAGGCGAAGTTTTTGTTGTTTGTGCTTCTAAATACTTTTTAATATTATCCGCTCTGAATTTATCCCGAGCTTTTTCTGCTTCTAATTTTGCCGACTCACTATTTCCAAGAAAACTTATAGCTTGGTTATACACACGATTAGCTTGATCGTTTAGCAACCTTTCAAAAGCTGTTAATTTATCTTGTGGGATAACATTCGCGGCATACCCTTCTACCATCTTTAGTGCATCTTTGTGCTCTTTTGTTCCAGGAGGAGCGAGGTCTAACGTGTTTATGGCTGTCATATAACCTTTTAAGTTTTTCTGTAAATCGGTTAGATCTAAATCCTCTCTAGAAGGTATGCCGTTTTGTCCATTTAAGACTTCAACATTACCTTTTTTATCCACTCGTGCTATTAAGCCACCAAAATTCACTACGTCTTTATTTTTAGAGCTATGTATTGGAATTACTCTGAGCGGATTAGTTTTGTCTATAAGTAATACATCACCATCAACAGTAACCTCTTTATACTTAGCATCAAAATTTTCTGTGCCATGAGTAACTTTACGTGCTCCTGTAAACTTATCTACCCCGATATGCACACCATTACCTAGATTTATGAAATTTAATTCTTCTTTTCCGCTTATTTTTCGTGCTGTGTTCAAATCAAAATTTGGATCTTGTAAATCAGTATCAGATACAAAGTAAATTTCGTTACCAATAGGAACTTGATCATAAGTTTTACCCTGCTCATATTTTACAGCTAAGTCTTTTTGGGGTATGCCATTTATAATAGGTAAGACATATTTTACTTTTTGTTTTGTTTCAGGGTCTATACCATCGACTATTTGTGTTTTAGTAGATCCTGCAGGAGCGTCCTCCAACATGGCTTTTAATCCTGTAGCCAATAGTGTGGCTTTTGTAGAGTCTTGTTTTGTAGAAACCTCAGCCGCTTTTGTACGTGCCGCTGATTCGGCTTCAGCCGCTTTGAGTTTTGCCTGAGCTTCAGCTTGTGCTGTACCCTGTGCCATTTCTAACAAGGGGTCTGTAATCCCTTTTATATTTTGTGGAGCTAAAACATTAGAAATTAATTGCCCTTTTGGAGCATTTGCCACAGCTCCTGCAAGATTTAAGGCGGCGAGTAAAGGGTTATATTTGAACCCTTTTTGTGCGTCTTGAGCATATTGTTGATAGGCTTCTATTAAGGGTTGTTGAGCAGTTTGATATCTAGATAATGCTGTGTTATAGTCAACTCCTCCACTGCCACCGAAATTTTCCAAAAATAATTTTGTAAGATTATACTTATCTGCCGCTCTAGGGTTAGTCTTGAAAAGTTCGTCAAGGGCTGAGGGTTGTTTTTTTGCCGTTGTGGTTGATGCTCCTGGAATACCTGTTAATTCTGGGTCACCTAAGTTTGTACCTATTGATCGCTTTACAGGTGTTTCACCCATTGCAATACGCATGGTTGCTTCTTCTGTGCGAGGAGCCTGAGTCGTTTCTGCCATGTCCAATATAGCAAAGGTGGGTTGTAGGAGTGTAAGCACCGACTCAGGCGTTTGTTTAGCGTCGGGTTTACCTACATAACTAGCTAGCTCTGTACGACGCTCCTCCACAGACTGATTATCACCACGTAATACATTCATAATACCTTCAGGTGATTCAGCACTGTCTATACCTTTGTTTACAGCATCCATTTGACCTGCAACTTCACCAAGTCCTGATGTTATACCAACACCTTCAGCATCAGCCTGTGGCATTGCTCCTTGAAACATTTGTCTTTGTAGAGTTGGGTCTATCAACTAAGTGCTCCGTATATGCCTGCTCCAGCGATACCACCACCTAATAATTGATTAAACACTGATGGATTAGGGGTTGATTGCATACTAATCGTAGTTTGTGAACTAGGCACTCCCTGTAATATATCGCTGTAGAATCCTAGTCGTTTGTAAGGTTCATAAATGTTTGCCATTTGTGTTTGATAATCGGCTTCAAGTCCTGCTTGGTCTGTTTTTTGTTGTATACCACCAAGACCTGCAATTTGTCCTATTTCGCCCCCTTGTAGTTTTGCTAGTAAACCACCGAGACCTGCTTGCTGAGCTCCAAGACCACCTATCCCTTGTGCTAATGCCCCTTGTGTAGCACCGAGCTTGCCTAGTCCTTGAGCCGCCATCAATGATCGTGTGAGTTCGTTTTGAGCGGCTTTTTGAGCTTGCATAAAGTTTTGTGCTTCACTTTTTGCTAACGCAGAGGCACGATTACGATCTATTTCTGATTCCATTACTGCCGCTCTACTACCACCAAAAGCCGACGGACCACCTGCCTGTCCTGCTGATCGGCTCCTTGCCTGTGCTACTTGTTGGTCATATGCTCTATTTATTTCTGCGGATACAGCATCTTGGTAAGGGTTCATATACCCTTCCATCATTTCTTGTGTGGGTGCTCCAGTGCCTAATCCATACTGTGCCGATCCTTGACCTATAAGATTCAATCCACCTTGAAAGGCAGGTATGGCTGAACCTATAGTAGTAGATCCTGCTTGCAGATAGGGTGAATAACTACCAATACCTGCTTTTGCTAAATCAAAAGCTGTTGTTTGTAAATCACTTGGTCCTGCCGCTTTGACATCAGGTAATCCACCTGTTGGTGGTTGACTCGTCAGGGCTTTTGCCTGATCAAGGATACCTAAATAATATGCCTGTTTCTCGGGATCAGGAAGTATTTGCTGTATTGTTTTTGAAACTTCTGCCATTATGCCATCGCTGTTTTTTCAAATTTTTTCATCATATCATACATACGTTTTGCTCCTGCCTTACGATCACCATTACCTGCCCCTCGTACCGATTTTGCATTCATCACAAATTCACCATCACTTAACATTGCAGGTATAGAATCACTGGTCGGTGTTCCAGGACCAATTATTTCTCCACCATCGTTAGCTCTTACTGGTTGAAAAGCAGAATCTTGGTAGTAAGGATTAGAGCCAAAGAAGTTATCACCTAAACCATATCTACCCAGATTAGCTAAATACATTTTTCTAGGGTCTTGTAGCTCAAAACCTTCTTCTTCTGGAGCTGATAAAGCATCAGCTACCCCTGCTACACCTAATGTCGTGCCTGCTATGGGAGCATATTTTTCTAACATTGTTGGTTGCTTCGCCGCTTCAGTAAGCAGATTTGTCGCCGCTGGAGTACCCTTTATGCCTGCACTTTCTATGATCTTTTGTGCTTCCGCTAGTTTTGCTTGGGGCATGATACTTGGTCGGTTCGGACCTAATAAATCAGCTACCCCTTTACCTGCTGATTTTGTAGTTTCTGCTATATTTGCACCTACTTCTTTTGTTGCTCCTCCGAGACCTTTTTCTTTCAGAGCTGATATACCCTGTTGTGCTTGTTGTCCTGTACCAAAGAAACCTTTATTACTTAAATAACTTCCAGCTCCTGCTGTTGCACCAGTCAATAATGCACTCTTTAGTGCATCTTCTGGTGACGCACCACCAATCAAGTTTCCTGCAAAACTACCTATACCACTTGACAAGGCTAGTGGCATCGCAGGCAACAAATAAGGAGCGGCGATCGCCAATGCTATAGGGGCTACCTTTTTAACAACATCTTTCAACCCATCAAATATTTTACCTAAGAAAAACTCAGGCTGTCCTGTTTCAGGGTTGATACTGTTTAACTCATTGCCTACTATATACCGCTCAGGCTCTAATCCCATTTCACGCATTTGCTTAAACAACATTTGTTTCATACGTGGGTTAGCATCTAGCACCTCCATAGGCACTACTGTTTCACCTTCAGCGGCATGAACAATGTATGTATCGCCCTCTCTACCGTAGGTAGAAACTATATCAGCGGCTTCTTTTACTGAAAAAATGCCACTTGTATCGAATGTTTTGGGTTCTATTTGCGTAATACCAGTCATTATTCCACCTTTGTATTGATGCAGGAGTAGCTAAATCCTGATATTCGCTTAACTGAACATTTTAATATGTAATTTTTCATATTGCAACCTAAGATATTGTAACAGAAACAGAACCTAATGTGGTCGTGCTTCCATTACCCTGTGGGTGAGGGGCATTGAGTTTACTAATTTTGACAAAACCGTCTACTTCAAACAACGCTCCTGTTTCTAAATTTATATCAAAATCACTAGGTAACGCAGTCATAGTCATTTTTGTAGCTCGTGCCTCTCCTGGATTACGCTGTTGTTCAACAAACACACCAAAAGCACGCACTACATCAGCGAAATATTGTTGTTGGTACTCAGTTGGTGGATAAGCAAATAAAGGGGCTGGAACTTGACGTGTGGACATTAACGCCTCCCATCAGGGCGTACATCTATACGTGGTACTCCCAATCGCCATTGTGTACCTGTAGCTGTACTTTCTATGCGGAATACAAACTGCCTACCTCGTAACCGTACACGTAATTGGTCAGTGTATTGTTCTATCGGTGTTGTAGCCGAACGAGTAATATTTGTTTGACCTGAGGAAGTTTCATTAAAGTTGACTCCTGGAAAGTTTGTTGTTTTCACAGTCAAACTTGCTACAGGTTCGCTATTTGTACTATCTCTAAAAGTTAAATCAGGTATAATTTTTTGCACCAAAGCAAATTTATCACCCTGATCTAAATCTATTTGTGCTGATTCTATGTTCGCACTAATAGCTGATACAGGGTTTGTGCTACCATCATCTTGCCCAAACTCATGATAATATAATTTTTTGTCTGTGCTTGCGGCGATAGGGTATTGGTTAATTCCTCTATCAACCCATGCTGTGCGAGCTAACGTGCCGTAATACCACACTTTTTCTTGATAGTTATATATGACATATCTATCATTTGTTGTGCTACTGCCACTCGGATAGAACCACCACACTTCACCGTATGAACTATTATGTCCCCCAGTAACCTTACCAATTTGGTCTCTGTTAAAATCACTAAACACATAATCTAAAACAGTACAGGGTAGTCGTTGTACCGTACCACCATATGCGTAAAACTCTTTTGAACCCATCCAGAATACAAAATCATTTACTGCGACGGCGGCGTCAGGACTAGCTATTGTAATATTGCGTGATATTTCAGATAAACCAAAAGTAAACGGTGGTCCTAAGAACTGTAAACCATGTAATGACACATCGGTGAATACTAATATCTGCTGTTTTGTTTGTATGGCTACGACAATCTCACTGCCTGTTGATATACGTAATTCACCTGCTGTATTTGTTGTAAGTGTTTGCCATGCTGTGAGACTTTCTTGGTCACTAAAGCGAATGAGCAGTGGGTCTTGTGTACCGATGCTACCTTCGCCATCACACCCAAAAGCAATAATATGCCGTGCTTGGTCGCTCACCATAATTTGTTTTGCTATCGTTGGAGCTAGATTACTACCACTTAAACTACTCAAAGCAACAGCTCGTGTAGAAGTTCCTCCCGTGCGATCCCAGTAAAATATACCACCATTACGAGAGTTCATTAACAAGTCTTCACCAAAATTATCATGCGTCCAGTTAGATATGTTTGCCCCTGCTACCGTCGTTGTTGCAGGCATACTCCAACCAAAGGTCGCTTCGATAACCGTATCATCGTCACTATGACTCGCGGCTGTGGTATTATAACGAGCACGAATTAGTCCTGTAAAAGTAGTTGATGTTTTACCTGTATACTCTATAATTTCATCATTTATTTTTATAAGTCCCGCATCAGAAAAGTTTGTGGTCGCATCCACCGTAACTGTTGTTGCAACGGCTGTTAAACCACTGCCATCATTTATAGCTGTAGAAGGTAATGAATCAGTTGTACCGCTGAATACTCCTGCTCCCCAACCTGTTCCAAAAAAGTTTGTATCTAAACCTGTGTTTATTTGGTATTGAGCTACAGTGCTACCCCCACCATTTTGGTTATCACTACCAGAAGCTGTTGCTGATACAGTAATTTTGTAAGAGTTATTGTTGACTTTTTCAATAATCTGGTGTTCACCATCTAATACTGTAGCTGTAATCTGGTCTCCTAACGAAGCTGTGCTAGAAAAAGTTACAAAATCATTAAGGTTAGCCCCATGAGCCGCATCTGTTACTGTGATAGTTGTACTACCATTTGTCGCCGCAAACGTCGCCGCTCCTGTTGTAGTTTTACGTATAGGTGTTACATCATAATATTGTCCACCATCAGCGATGTAATATTTGAGATTTGTACCAATACCTAAAAATTTAGTACCATCTAATGCCACCCAACTAAATAACGCTCTACATGTTCCTAGAAATGTATTATCACTATAGGCAGACCACCCACCTATTTTTTCAGGGTAGCCTAACCTAAACCGTATTTTATCGCCATCAAACCACCCACCTTCGTTAGAATACGAAGTGCCTTCGCGATTAATTCCAGGTTTAAATTTAAGTGCGGTTAATGGCATTATGCAGGTCTTAACTCTATTCCTGTTCCTGTAAAACTAGAACCAGATATTGATCCACCTACAGGTAAAATAAATGAAAATGGATCGTTTGTACCACTATCACCATCTTGTTGAGCTACAGTGCCACTTCCACCACCACCATTGGTAACAGTAAAAGTAAAACTACCACCACCTGCATTTGATCTTCCTACAATAAAGACTGGGTAAGATCGACTATTGGTAAAGCTAGTTCCACTAATTGAAAAAATAGCTGACGATGTTGACATCCAACTATTTTTCATAGCTACTGTAGTAGCATCATCCTCTTGCAATCCTTGACCCACAGCACTGTGTTTATCGTCTAATTGCGTTTGTATATTACTTGTTACGCCATCAGTATGATTTAACTCAGCAGTCGTTGCTGTAACACCGTCCATAATATTTAATTCATCTTTTGTTGCTGTAACACCGTCCATAATATTGAGTTCATTGGCTGTTGCTGTAACTAACGTGCCACCTAGTTTAAGACCATTTGATGTATCATGTGAAGCAATATCTACATCTGTTGAGCCATCAGCAAAAGTAACATTGCCTGTAACTACGAGTTTATCTGTGCCATCTTCATCATATTCTATTGTTGCGTCTTGGTCATTACCAAAATGTATTTTTTTATCATCAGCAATGTATATATCACCCCACTCAAGTGAAGTAGAACCTATATCAGCACCACCTGACGCATCAGGAACAATAGCAGTGCTTGCTGTGATAGTTGTGCCTGTAATAGTTGTGCCTGTAATCGCCGCTGGAGTAGAACCCCCTATTACAGAGTTATCTACCGTAACACCATCTAAGGCTTGGCTGTTTATAAAAAGAGCGGTAAGATCCGTGACTGCGGCTCCTGAACCTGCACCATCGGCAAATATTATAGCACCTTTACCTGCTGTAATCGTAGCATTAGCACCCGAACCCTGTGAAAAAATTACAGACTGCGATGTGCCATTTTTCACAAGATACACTTTATCTGCATCATTAGGAGCTATTGTTATAGTGTGAGTACCAGAAGGTGATCCCCCTAACACTAACACTTTAAACATACCATTAGATAAACTACCGTCACTTGTTGTAAGAGTGCTAGAAGTACCAGATAAAGTTAAATCGCCTACCCCATTTATTAATCTATCAATAATATCAAAGTTTGTGTTTGTTGTAGTACCCCATGAACCTGCTTGTTCACCGAGCCCTATTTTTTCTATACCACCGTTTAATGTAAATGTTGATCCCATGTTAACCTCATAAGTCTATATTCGTCCATGTTGGCGTGGATCCTGTTGTAATACCGCTCCACGTTGGACTGCTCGAAGGAGTTATTGTTGCATACGATGTTCCTGGAGCAGGAATTATGTTGCCCCATACTAATATACTTCCTAGAGAAAGTGTAGCTGAAAATCCTTCTATTGTAATATTAGCTTCACCAACTACTGTAACATCCTCTAAAGTTAATGTAGCTGTGACAGCTGTAGCATCTGCGGCTCCTTCAGCTTCAATACCTACACTACCTTGTGCAAGTGTAGCGAAAAGCCCTGTGTTTATTGGGACAAAAGTTCCTGGAAGTTCAGCAATCGCTGTTTCTGATATGGCATTAAAGCCAAGCATTAGTCAGCGTCCTTAATTGTCAGTGTGCCTTTCTTTACTTGTTTTAGTATCTCTGCGTAGTGTCTGTTGGCAGGGTCTAGTGGTACAGACATTTCTTGCTCGTCAAGCTCGTTAATTATAATAATAATTCCTGCTTTCTTACCTCTGTCTGTATAATACTGTGCTGATTTTATATTCATCTTAACTCCTACAACTCTGCATCAAAAGAAATGCGTGAAGTGTTAGCTTTAAACTGAAGATTATAACCTCTGTCAGCTGCACCCAAATTACTTGTGCCTGTAACTCTAAGTGCAGACGCAGTAAAATTAGTGTTTTCATTTGTAATTACTAAACCACTAGTAAAATTTGCACCATCTGCCGTACCACCTTGACATCTACAAGTTCCACTAAGTTCAAAAGACGGTGTTGCCCTCATAATTACAGGATATACTATGGGAAATCTTGCTGCACTTGTTGACTCAGAGTATCCTGCAATACCAGTCATATCATCATCGTCCCCTTGTATCCTATAAAAGTATCTCTGGCATTTAGTCAGAGTCCTTTCATAAGGCTCATGTTCAAACTCTGTTGGGTTCTGCCCTACTTCTAACTGAACACCTGTGATGAAGAAGGTTCTGTCTGTGCTGTCAAAGAATGAATCTCCCCCTTCAGCAGCATTTGAGTTAGAGTAGCTTGCCCATGTTAAAGGTAGTGTGCCACCTTTATATGTGCTACCACAATGAAGCCAAATCCACAGTTCCAAACTACTCGCATTGTCATCATCCAAAGCACCTGTAGTATCGGCAGGAAAGGTTATTTCTACTCTTGTCCAATCTGTTGTGACACTAAATGTTTTGCCCACATATCGAGTATTATCCTCATCAAACAAAGCTGCCACATATGTTGCACTAGCGTTGCCTTTTACATAGAAAGATAAAGCAAAAGGTTTAGCTTCTGATGTGCCTTTAGCAAAGCCTTGTACGTTTTGCCCTTCTATTTTTTGTTGAAATATAAACTGTTCTCCTGATGCAATAGATGTATCTGCTGTAGTACATTCAAGTTTTAAACTGTTTGCAAATCCTTTTCCTGTGGGTACAGAACTATCTTGTGTAGAGGAAAATCTAGCTGCCGTGTTAGCACATTGAAACTTCCATCTATCCAAATAATACAAAGCTGAACCACCCACTCCTGTGAACCCCCCATTATCTCTTTGCTTGACGTTCATTGCACCATTGATGATGACATTCCTGTTTACTCCACCACCCCCTGCGTTGATGTTGCCTATAAGGTTTGCTAATTCTGCTGCTTTGCTCATGGTGTTATCCTAATAAATGTCCGTTGAAGTAACCACCAGTGGTACTGTCATTTGGAAATTGAAGGTCGTTACCCCCAGTATTTTTTACTTGTAGATAATCGTTTGCTGATAAACTAAATATAAAATTTATGCTGAGAAAATCGAAATGATTACTTTCACCATCTTCTTTACCTGCTCCACTTGATGAAATCTCTGTTCCGTTTTTAACAAGTCGTACTGTTGTTGCATGACTTGAACTTGTTGCTCTACAATTTATACCAACATTTACCATGTAAACACCTGTAACTGGAACAGTAATTTTGTAATCAGACGCACCACTCCAAGTAACGCCACCCTGAACAAAACTTAAATTACTACTTCCATTATTTGTATTTGCAAAATCCAAAATGCTGTTATTTGATGATGTCCCCCCAATGCCCTCTATACTCCAACAAGGCAATACTGGCTGCGTAACTCTGCCACTACTATCCACAGAAATAGCCGTATTAGAGTTCGTTGCGTCTTGTATGGTATTTACTTTAAGTATTGATGCCATTACTGAGCTATCTCCTGTGCCGTTAGCGTGTTCATTCCTGTTGAAGCATACTCATTTGCCCAATTGCCTGGAAAGTAACCAGTCCCAGATGCTGTGCTAAGATGACCTTGAACTTTGTACGTTAGTGTTGAAGTTGTGTTTGGTGCATCTAATTTGCTTAGACAACATCCTTCAAAGTTATTAACCTCATAGAAAAAACCACCACCATTAATCATAGTAAAACTTCCACTACCTATCTGTCTCTGTATTTGTAGTAACAAAGCACAGTTATCTCCACCTGAACCACCAAAACCTATCATTGAAACTAATATTTTACTTGTATTAAACTTAGGCGTAATTTGCAGAGTTAAGCCAGTATCAGCTAAAGAAGTTGATGTTGTAGTAAATTGACTGGTTGAAACTAGAGTTCCTTCTACAACTTGCAAGACTGCACCTGCTGAATGAACATGACCACTACTATTAATTGTAATGGCACTTGTGCCACCAGAATGTTTTATTGCATCTACATGAAGTTCACTTGCCATTACTGTGATATCTCCTGTAATGTGACAATAATTGCACCATTGTCTGTAGAGTGAGGCAAACCTGCCCAATAAAATGTATTTGCACTTGTCTTAAAAAAACATTGGTAATCTACTTGACTAGTTGTATTTGGTGAATCCATAAATTGAGCAGAATGTGGCTCATAGTAGCTATAGTTATTTAAATACCTTCTACCTACATTATAAATAGAAGAATAACCCCCACTAGCTATTTGTCTATGTAATTGAGTATAACCAATACAATTTCCACTTCCATAACTCACTAATCCTCCTGCTATAGTCCAAAGTATTTTACTCGTTGAAAATTTAGGAGTTATAGAAGTAACCCATCCAGTTGCAACATAAGAAGTGCTTGTTGTATCAATATTATTATTGGGTTGTTCAAAACTCAATGTCTGTATTACCATGCCTGCAGGCATCTGAATAGTTCCAGAACTCGCTTTACCCTCAATCTTATCTACTAATAATCTACTTGTCATACTATTGTATACACTCCATTAACTGTGATTGTAGCATTTGTAACTGTTATAGGTCCTGCTGACAATCCGTTTGTACCACTTGGTATTGTTATATCTGCCGTAATACTGTTGCCGTTAGTTCGTATTATACTGTCGTTTCCAAGAAAAGGATAGCGTGTATCTGATTCTGACTTGGTGTAGCTGTTGGCTATAGAGAAAGCGTCATACACTATAATCTCTACTACATCATTTAATGATGCCCCTGTTACTAGGACAGCCGTAGTTCCTGATGTAGCTGTGTAATCTGTTGCAGGTTTAAGTAAAACACCATTTTGATAGACATCTACATACTCACCATCGCTGTAGCTCAATACATTTGCATTGGCATCTGAACCACTAAAGGAAGTCTGTCCTGCTGTGGCTTGGTAGATGAAGCGTGTTCTAACGCCTTGATTTGGTGCTTTTCCTATATATGGCATTTTATTATCCTATCTTATCTGCTTCATCTCTTGCTTTACGGTTTTTGTAGTCGCTTCGTGCAAGAACTAATTTAACAAAGTCAGCTTGGTTGCTTGGGATTGGGTCAGTAAAGGAACTGTCATTCATTAACTTTGTTGTCCACTCTTGTTGCATTCTTTTCCAAGCATTGTTTATTTTACCAGTCATTGCGTCTTGCACCCATGTGTTTATATCAAGCAAGTCATTGTTTAATATAGACTGTTGAGTGTCATCGACTTCTATTGTTAGTGTAAGTTTTGCCATTGTTACCTCCTTTAAGATATGTTATTTCGCATTGGCATATTAGGCTACAAGATAGCCTGAAAAATAAGATTCTGTATCTACATCTGTCTGTGCTGAAC